CATCATAGTAAACTTTCATATGACGACCAGCCATTGCAGAGGTAAAGGTTGTCCCATATCCTGTTACGACACCAGCTGGGGTGATCGAGACCGTCCCTGTTGAATATGGAATAACGGTGTAGATTTGACGAGTGAGTTTGAGACGATTCCAATCTCTGAGGAAGAGCAGACGATAGCTATCCTGGATGGAGGATTTGATGAGATCAAGATTCAATCCTGGGGCAAATCTTAAAATATTATTTGACATAGTTGCAAGAGTCATTATTCCCACCCCATCCTTTTTAGAGCATCCTGTACTCTCTGCCAGGTTGCTTGCATTGGTTGCTCATTGTAGGTGGATTGGATGTTTCTTCCAATCTTTCTCAGATTCTCAATCCTTCCTTCCATTGTTTGAGAAATAGGTTTACCACCTTTAAGGATTGCTCCATGTTGAAGAATCCTTCCACCAGTTTTTGCTGCTGTTCTTGCTGCAAGTTTATTAAGCAAGCCACCAACTCCCCCTCCAACATAGGTGAGAGGGTCGAGAAGGATGTTTGGATCTTGCAAGCCAGGTTCATCTGGGCGGTTCCATTTTAGAAAGTCAGCCATCTCTCACCTCCCTGCTATAAATCCTACCAGAAACAAAGCCATCCCAATCAATCCCAACATCTCCCAGTTACTCTTTGGTTTACTGATCTCAGCCAATTTAATTGCCCTGTCAGTAAGTTCTTTCTCTCTGTCAAAGGCTGTCTTGTAAATCTCAACTTCCTTCTTATACAGTTCAGCAAGTTTATTTTGAATTTCAATCTGTTGTTCGAGGTTAGCAATTTGTTGCTCCTTTAATGCCAACTGTTGCTTGAGTAATTCATAATCCTGCAATCTTCGATCTTGTTCACGGGCATCAAGAACACTTCTACAGATGTATCCTGGCTCAGTTTTTTCTGTAATGTTCTGAGGAAAAGCCCATCTTGTGAAGGTCACTGATGATGCCAGCAGGATCATTAGGGACAACAATATTCTCACGCCTACTCTGAATCTCATTCACCTTCCCCTTCAACCTCTGATTCTCAGCAACAACAGAAACTAACTTGGTTTGAAGATTGGAGATTTCTTTCTCACAATCTGAAATCCATTTATCTTTCTCCTTAATGATGTTAGATTGATCGGTTTGGATTTGATTAACCAGCATATTACAGAGTTTCCCTGATAAGGACCACCCAGAGATGGTCTGCCAAACTAAGATGATTATAATTGCTGCTGCAACCCAAATCCACCATTTCTTCCACATCTGATCCTCACATCTTAAACACAAACCATTTTTTAGTAAGCAATCTTGCCATCAAGACTGCTCCAGCCACCAAGCTAACCCCAGCAATAATAAGATACCAAGCCATTTAGGCCACCTCTTCTTTTACATTAATAAGACAATAATTTCTGCTATAAATAAAAGAATAAGTACAATTAGAGGAGAGAACTCATCCATTTTAAAGAATTTCCTTTATATGATAAATTCTCTTAACATACCCAATGGTTTCAGTTGAATGTTTGCCTGTAACCTTCTCTAAACACAAAGCTACTTTATCCCAGAATGGTGAATTTGCAATCTTTTTTGCTTTGATGATATTCCCTGGTCCAGCATTGTAACCAGCAAACATGAATTTTCTTCTCTCAGGCTGACTAATCATCTTAAAGATTCCATCCACCTGTTTGTCATACTTAACTCCGCCCTGAATGGATTCCTCTGCATCCCATCTATTCTTCACTCCTAACCCTGTTGCAGTGGCTGGCATGATCTGCATCAAACCTACCGCACCACACCATGAGATTGCATTAGCGTCAAGATTACTCTCTGCAGTCCCTTGTGACTTGAACCACTTCCAATCATCAAAAGGAAAATAAAACTCTCCCCATCGTTTGAAGGAGAGGTCATATTTTATGGTGTATGCTGCACTCTCGCTGGCAAAATTAAGCAAAAGCAAGAGCAAGAATAAAGCCAGCAAGAATAATCGCAACTGCGACTGGGTCATTTTTGATTACCTCATCTGTGTCAAAAGCTTTGAAGTAGAAATAATCTATAAATCTCCATCCTGCAAAAAGGATAATCATAAATACGATTTTTCTTGCAATTGCTGTTAGAATAGTTTCAATCATATTGGCTCCATAGTTAAATTAGTTTTGAAGTTATTTTTCCATCTGAAAGATGTTCAATTTCTCTTCCCTGTCCAATAACTTCAATGTCATTCTTATCAAAATGACGAGTTCTTATAAACCTTATTCTTTCATCAGGAAAGATTTCTTTAGGGTAGTATTCCCACTCTATCCTCTCAGAACCAACCTTGTTCCCCATCAAATCTCTTAGCTCTGAAACCCTCAGCACTTGTCCATTTGGATTATCCTTACTTTCAACTTGAACCTCTTCCTGATAGTTCAAATCCTCAACGATTAGGTCTCTAAGATGCCAGACAAACTCCTTGAGCCTTCTCTCTGACATTGTAGAGAGTTTGTTTGTGATAGCATTGATGATTTGCTTCTTGGTTGCCATTATCAATTGCTTTTGGGTTAAATCAAGAAATGACATTTTAGTTGCCTCCTCGGACTAAAGCAACGACATAGCAGCTATTCTTAAAGGTGTAGTACAACTTGCCAGAGTAGAAATGCACGAGTATGACCTGAGTAACTTCATCGGGCCGTGTAGTAGACGACCAAGAATAATCACTGGTCGGCCAACTTGGAAATGCTGTCGCATTGGGCGCTGCGTCGGGTTGCTCCATATCTCTCAAATTTGCAAGTTCCAGATCATAAGGAATCCCCCAATCTCCATATCCCCCTAACAGTGCAACATTTATTCCCGACAAATAAGACCAAATGGATTGGCAGACGATCTTGATAGTTCTCGATCCACCTGCCACCTCAGCAATTAGCGTTTGATTCCCTGAATTAACCACGATATCAGTGTTGCCACCCGTGAAACTAACCGATTTGACCGCTAATCCAGGTAAATTGTTGACTGCACTTGCAAATCCACTATTGACCAGAACCTGTCCTGCAAAGTATCGAGAGGATTCATCACTGCCCGTTATCCTTAAAATATTCCCTGCAACCATCGCCAAATCAGCAGCAGCGGGATGAAGAGTATAACATTTGGTTGCGTCATACCAATTTAACTTCCCATCTGACGTAGGCCCAACTTTGCCAGTCTGAACATATCTGGCCCATTCCAATCTCTTTCTGGAATTGAGATCAATTACGGTATTACTAGAATGGGTTGCCCTCTTACAGATTGTGATGTATGCACCAGCAGCCTCAGCCACAGTCGCCTCAGTTGTCCTGATTGTCCCAGCAGCACCACCTGTTGAGATGGTATAGATACCATCATTCAGGCCTGATCCACGAATTCTTATTGTATCTCCAGTCAGAAATGTCGCCAGGAGATTCGCTGTGTCAGTAATCGTCCCTGGGGTTGTAGCAGCAAAGGCAATGGTCGCAGCGGCATATTCAGGTTCATCAACATTAACAGTGCCTGCATATTGCCCTGTAGTATTGATCTGATACCTCTTAGCAATACCAGTCTGTCTGTCCCCATCATCTCCAATGACATAACAAGTAAGTTGTCCTGTCTTATACAGATTTCCCTTTGGAGGAATTCCTACCCTTATCCAACCCCCACCATGATCACGCATGATTCACCTCTTACAGTCTTGTCCAGAAATAAGTTACACCATCCCCACTCACCATACTGTCCAGCCAAATCAGGGAGAGATCACTTACATTTAACGATATACTATCTCCTGCCTCCAACCCAATCCCTCTTCTGGTTGCAAGAGCAGCTACCACTGTAATCCCACCTACGACAACAACCCCAGTGTTATCAAGTTCGGCTTGGATTACAACATTGAGAGTTGAAGTGGAAGAAGATGAAAGTTGTTCACGAGTCCCTGCAGTTGTCACAATCTTTCTACCATCCCCAACAACACTCCCAATATCTGGTGTAATGGGTTCCCAATTTCCAGAAGCAGGATTTTTACGATAGCCAAATCTTGCTTGAGGTTCTTTTATCTTCTGTGCCATCTTTCATCCCTCCCTTAGACTCTTGCAACCAATAAGTAACCACTATCCAAGATGGAGACAGTAAAGGGACCTTCAAACACCTGCCCCTTCCCACCAAAATGCTTAAACTGATTCTTTCCTGGGACATCACATCTGAAATCACAAATGACTGCTCCAAGGTTATCAACAGCATAGGCTCGATCCTCAGTTGCCTCTGGCCCAACCCATTCAACTGTTTTAAAGATGTTGGTAGTCCTTCCTGTTGAATAGGGGCCACCTGCAGTATCAATAAACATTGGATCTCTTTCAGGATGATTTGCCATCTCTCTCCTCCATTCTTTTCAATGCCTCTGATTGGGTGATTTGAATAAAATTATCCAACTGTTGATTAAAGTCTTTTGTATACTCATCATAAGAAACTCTTGAGATCTCCTCACCAACAATCCTAACTTGGCACCCACATTTCTTTGCCTCTTCAATGATTAGCGAAAAATTATCATAGGTGATAAGGATCGTAGAAGTTTTAAGGGTATGCGCAACTTCCTCTCGATTCATCCCTATGATCTCTTTCATCTCCTCAGTCTCAGGGATTCTTGGTACGGAGATACCCTTTCCTACAAAGAAGCATCCTCCCTTTCTTGGCAGACCTTCATCCTTGAAAAAGTCTTCGATGAGAGGGATGCAAAGGATATGCCCATCAGGAACATATTTACCTAATGTCTCAGCATTACAGGTAAAAAGGATATCTTCAGTGGGGTATTCTTTATCCCCTCCTGACCACCCAAGATGATTTAAGATATAACGAACAATGATCTTTCCATTGAGGGGATTCCCCTTCACCACCTCTGGGTAGATAATAATTCCCTCATTAGCAAAACGGGGGTAATCTTCAGGATAACAGGTTTCCTCATTCCAATCCAAGTTTATGCAATCGGTGTTTACATAAGCCTCATATCCTTCTTCTCTTAGATAATGACAAAGCCTATGCAACATCCGTATCCCTGCAGAGTAATGACGATAGAAAGGAGTTACAATTAAATATGGAACTTTAATAGGCATATGATCCAATATGTCCAACTTTGACGGTGGGATCGCACCACACCTCCATCCCACCCATTCTCACTTTCTCACAGAAATGAACACTTGCCTCAGTAAACACCTTCCCTCTCCAAATGTTAATAAAATATGGGAACTCAATACGATCAAACACCTTCATGTCAATCAATGCAAAACCTAATGGGATGGAATATACAGGAGACAAAAAATCTGGAAGTTCCTCCATAGTAATATTTCTCGGATCACCATTCTCATCCCAAAGTTTAATAAGGGGAGCAACCCCCACCTCCTTACAACCTGGAGGTGTTAAAGTCTTGAAATTATAGTTCGCTCCCACTACCATCTTATCAGATTCTACCAATTGTTCAATTCCCCAAGGAGGAAAAACATTATCTGTTTCAATAAGCATCAGATGAGTTGCTTTAAGTTCTCTCGCAAGTTCAACCAACTTCATCTGATTGTGATCAATGTAAGGACCAGTCATCGTTTTAAGGATAGTTGGCCAGGGAAATCCCTCCCTCTGAGCATTAAAGATTCCTTCAACGGTTCCATCTTTGATTGAGCCACTTGAGGGAAGACCAATCATGATTAGTTTATCCATTACCCATACTCACCAAAATAAAATTGGATTGACAGGACTTTCCACCATTACTGGTGGAAGGCCACATCCTGCCATCCTTATAAGCCCATCCCCATGTTGGTGGTGGTTCACCTCAGTTAACTTTGAGATGGGATTTGTTGTTTATCTCTCCCACCAGCATAATTCAAACTCCCAGGTGGAAGCTGCAGCACATGCCACTCCCCACAGACTGAGAACCATCTGTTGCTGTGGGCCAATGATGATTGGAGGTGTCGGAACTACAATCCTTGACAGGACGCCAGCTGCTGCTCCATAGCTGCCACCCAGTTCAATCGGACCACTGACAATGATAAATTCATCACGAACAACAGGAATGGATGGTCGAATCATCCCTCTTGACACCAACCTTCTGTTAGTCGCTGCAGCAGTTACAACTGCTCCAAAATATCCTGTTACAATGGAAACAACACTGCTATCTGCATTAGGGTTGATCGGAACGAGTGCTGTTCCTCCAGATGTGTATCTTGCAGCAGCATCATCGGTATGAATCGCATACTGCCATTCTGTTGCAGAAGTTGGAGCACCAACGCAAGTCATCTTGATATAATCAAAATAGACTCTTTTTGCAGAAGCGTTTGTTCTCAACTCACTATTCTTCATGAAGAGTGCTGAAGAAGAGGTTGCTCCTGAATCTGCCCAGGTTGTGATGCTGGTTGTTAAAGCAATCGCAGTGTTTAGGGTAGGGTTCGTTGCAACAAAGTACGATCCCTCATCTGCCAGGTTGTGCTTCTTCCCATGAAACATCTGAACATAATTTTCACCATATCTGTTCCCACGGTTTGAGGCCTCAATAGCGTCAGCGAGTGCTTGTGGTTTTTCTCGACTTACCCTATTTGTAGATGCCATTTTTTAATCCTCCTTTTTTCAATTCTGTTTACACCCCGATCACCAGAAGATAGATCAGGATGGCGTCTGAGTTGAGATCAGTATCGTTTGCAATAGAGCCCCCTGCTTTATTGTAAAGATACACAATGTCGGTTGAAGGGATATAGGTTCCTACAGATGGGTTTTCAGCCTCATCTGACAATCCTGTAAAGAAGACAATTACAGCCTCAGCCACACCTATCCCTGCACTTGCTTTGACTGTAGGGATTCCTGTTGAGTAGTAGTTGGTAATATCCACCTTCAACAGTGCTACCTTCTTATTCCCCATCACCGTATTGAAAATAATCGTTGATGTTCCTGCATATGCACCAGCCATGTCTGCACCTCCTTTATGCTGAAATTTTTAAGAAGATGAGAGAAAACTCTGTCGAAGCGTTAACCTGAATCACCTCACCAATGGTTGGTGCTGTGTAAGCAGTTTTTGGACCAACCGAACCTGCAGCAGTACCACCAGGACCAACACTGTTTCCTACAACTAATGTTCCCTGTCCTAACACCGCACAGGGGCCAGCGATCTGAGCCCAGAAGTAATAACTGGCAGTAACATCAATGATGGGGACTCCAATGATTTTTGATGTTGGTGTACCTGTAGATGGTAGGACAACCACACAGTCATGAGGCTCTTTAGTAAGAGTCCAATAACTTGTCGTGATTGTTGCAGCCTTCCAAAGAGGATCATAAAGGTTAACCCAAAAAGCAGTACTCGCAGTGATTGCAAGATGGGATTTCACCTTATAATAGGTTCCTTCTGGTGCTGCCTCGTTAAAGTGAAGATATCCTTCTGCGTAATAGTTTGCAGCGGCTCCTGTTGCTCCAGGGGTAAGAGATACCCTCGTCGCACCAATTGCTGCTGTAGCAGCAACCGTCTGGTTAAGGTGGAGAGGAATAGGAACTGCTCCCTGAACCACCAATCCATCTGTCAAAGCTACTGCACCATTTTTGCAGTAAGCAAAGATTCTCCCACCTGGGAGTGCACAACAATCTCCGAGAGAGTGAAGTGCTACCGATGATTCCTCATAGATTGATTGTTTAGGAATCACAAACCGACTTCTCATCGTCCTAACTTGTTCGCCTGCCATTTGATTTACCTCCTTTGGTTTTGATCAACCTCATCCCTCTGTTGTCTCAGAAGGCGGAGTTGAAATGTTGCACCCCTCTTCTTTTACCAGTCAGGGGTGCTTGACTGGTGGAGGCCAGGGAGGAAAGGAAAAGCGCCCTGGGGACATTCTCCACTTTATGTTAACCCTGAAAGGATAAAACTGGTTCTTGGTTGGATGCAAATGAGATTTCCCATCGTTAACATCTGTCTGACATCCTTTTGTTAACTGCATATTACTATGCAGAGCAGACTATATCATCACCTTCCACATCTAAAAGGGCACTGCGTATAGTCGTTGAGGGGATATCATATCTTCCTTCTTGCTTTAGTTCATGCAGCTTTTTTATTTGTGTTAGAATAAATTCATCATAGGTAAGAGATAAGCCTCTTTTACCATTCGTCTTTTCTCCAAGTGTTACTTTTCTATACACAATCGCCAATAGAGAGATTGCTTGATCCTTCTTTATTACCAAATAAGGAAGCAACCGAGGAATAATTGTTGATAAATTATAATTCCCTCGGATAGATAAACTACCAACCCAGAACTTTCTGTTCTCTCTCTTACCCATAATAAGATGGCTTTTTACACCAATAGATTCGTAAATTTGCTGTGCTTTTTCCAAAGCCAATTTATTTGAGTTTGAAACAACCAAAGAGCAAATAAGAGTTTTAGGTCTGGTAGGAGCTTTCTTATCATTCCAAAAATGAGTAGTTAAGCAACCTTCTCCATCAATTAAACCTGCAAGCCAAGCAAGATCTAACTCTAATTGGATATCTTCCCTGCGAATTGTCCCAGCTTCAGAATTTTTACCATTCTGGGTATCTGAAGGTTTAAGGAGTTCCTCGCATATAGCAGTGTTATTCATTGATAAGTTTCCTCATCATGGCCCTAATTCATTAAGGCATCAGCATCAACAGGGTTCTTCTCCGCAGTCCAATAGAAATTTCTCTTCCTATTGAGAACCAACTTCCAGTAATCAGTATTGAAACCGAGCATGTAACCTGAAGGGATATGGTTATCAACGATGATCTCCATATGACCATTAAAATTAATCCCTGTAAAACCAACCTCAGCAAGCTTGCTCTTACTATCAAGAAATCTCTGTTGAGGTTGGACCCTTGCCCAGAGCTTATCATAGATTGACTGTGTGGTGAAAGCAAGATCACATTTCTTCTGAGCAATCGTAGTCGATCCGATGGTTTGGTTGATAAGGTCAAGGGTGGCTGCTCCACCTGTTGAGTTCACATAACCCTTCCACCAGACATTACTCGCTCTGGAGATTCCACCATAGGAATCGTAGATGGTACCATCATCAGATCCATTAAGAGCACCATCGAAGTCCTTAGATGAGTTCCCTGTCCCATCACCAACAAACATGGTCACGAAGTCATCATGTGCGGTGAGGGTAGCATTTTCCATCCTAACCTGAAGGAGACCAATGATCTTCTCATCACCTTCTGTTTTAGCAAGATCGTCACCAGCGATGGTGACATTGACATACACTTTGTTACCGCTTTGGCTCTTTATCCAAAGCATCTTCATATTACTATGAAGGTCGGACTATCTCATCCCTTACGGGCTGGGCACTCGTGTCGCTGTTATTGGTAGGTTCCTCAAGCGTTAGTCTCTGCACCTTCTCCTCTACATATTTACCATTCAAGGAGCTTGGCTCAGGGTTATCCTTCATCCTTACGGTATGAGTCGGACCTTCCCTGAATTCACCCAGTTTTTCAAGAAAGTCTTGACTGAGTTTATGATTAAGGTTTCTCATCACAAACATGATTGAATCATATAGAGTCTTCTCATCTTCACTTAATCGAACTCGTGAGGATCGTCCCTTTCGGAGATCCTGAAAAGCAAGAGCCAACTCTACTTGATCATTTTTAACCTTAACGTAAGACTGAATTTTTCGGAGAAAATTCTCAGCTTGATTGTTCTGAAGGATCAATCTATAAACACCACTCTTTCCAGATGTCTGTGAATACATACCACCACCAAACTCTTGATGCATCAACTGAAGTACAGGAAGATGCTGATTTGAAATGGTGATCCTTAAACTCCACAGAGGAGATGGATTTGGTCTGAATTTAGATCGATCACTCTTAGCAATCAAGATACTTCCTTCTCCATCAAAAAATCCAGCAATATAAGCATAGTCAAGATCAATCATGCCACTATCCTCTAATTTAAGAGTTGATGGTTCTTCCAATTCCACTCAGCCAAGGTTGCAATCTTCTTGTAACCAATATCAAAAGTATCCATTCCTGAGTAAGAACCGCTTGCCAGCTTTCCATAAATGACAGGCTGAGCAATCTTCGATCCACTATCAAAGACAACTTGACTCTTGGCTAAGAGTTTTGTCAAGATAGCATTACCTATAAAGATCTGCTCAATAGCCTTTGGAAGATACTTTTTCTTAACAGCAGCATCCAAATCATCATAAGTTAAAGCCATTTTATTTCCTCCTTCTTAGAGTTCTCGTTTCTAAAAAGGTTGCTTTCAAGGTTTATGCCTCTGCTTTATTAACCATCAAAGTTAAAGGTTAAGGCTTGGCTGCCTCTGCAGCTCTCTCTTTAAGAAACTCTTGTCCAGCATCAACCCAAGTTTTTGGGGTCTCTTTTGGGATTTCAAATTTGAGTGGAGTTGCTCCAGAACCAGTTTCAACTTGAGTCTGACGTTTCTGAAGCTCTTCCTCCAATCTTGGTGTTAGTCGTGTCTCCACCTCTTTGTTGAGGATCTCATCATGGTAGACATCATTATAAGCACGAGTGAGATCTGTCTCTCCACCCTTCAAAGCAGCGTCCAAAACCTTCTCACCATCCATTTGAGGATTCTTCCTATAAAGGTCATTCAGTTGCATTGAAAGGGAAAGCATTCTTCCTTGATGAATAAGTCTCTTCTCAATCTGAGTCCCCACTTGGTTGATATTTTGAACAAGTTGGTTGAATTTTTTCTCCCACATTCCTTCATCTCCTTCCCCACCTTTTCCCTTCCCTTTAGTTAGGTCTGGGTTGGTTCGGCTGATCACTGCAGCATCAATAGCATCTTTATGCTGGCTGTACATGTTCTCCCACTCCTGCAATCCCCCATCCAATTCACCAACTTGTGATTGGAGGGATTCGATTGTTTTCAAGAGTTTCTTTTCATTCTCAGCACGTTCCTGGAACTTTTTGTTTGCTCCAGAGATGACTGCTTTATATGCTTTGAGAAGTTGTGGGTTTGCATTGATGATTTCCAGATCTTCCTTGGTTGCGAAGTCTGGATCGCCCTCGCCAAACTCGGTTTTGAAACGTAGACCAGATGGCGTTTCACCGAGAAGTGTAAATGGGTTCCAATTAAAATTTTCTTTTATCATGGTTGTCTCCTTTGTTCCTCTCGCCTTTCCCTCTGTATCTAAGTAAGGGTTGGGGTTTAGAGAAGAGGGAGGGTTAGTTGTGATCTTAATAACCCACTCCTGCTCCCATTGATTCATCTTCTAGTGCCTCGGCTGTTGGAGGTCGCATCCTCTTTCGCTTTTTGGGTTTCTTTTCTGGCTCTTCAGATAAGCCACCCATCTCTTCCTCTCCCCCAACACCTGCTCCTGCACCTCCGCTCATCTCATCCACACCACTCTTCAACACCGCTAACGCCCTTTCAATCATGGGTCGAATTTGTGGATGGAGTTGAGCTGCTTGCATGAGTTGCTGGGCCGCTGATATTACCAACTGAGCTGCTTGTTCCTCTCCTCCAGTATCTGATTCCATCCCCATCCCTGCAAGTTGCCCTAACTTACCATAAGCCCCACCACCACCTCTACCACCAGCATCCTCTCGCATATCAGGGGAGGTTCTTGCTCCTCTCAAAGGAGGAGGCAATCCTTCACCCCTTTCATCTCTTGGCATTTTTACACCTCCTTTGCTTTCATCTTTCACCTTTCATCAAGTTAGGCAATCACCCCTTTCTTCCCACCAGGCTTTCTTGTCTTTCCACCTTTCTTTGGCATCTCTTATCACCTCCTTCTTTTCATCTATTTATAAATTAATTGATACACAAGATAAATTACACCAAGGGCAAATACAGCACCACCACTAATTGCTGAGGCCAATTTTAACATGCCAGCTTTTTTCCGCTTCCTCGCATATTCACATCCTTTTTCATCAATGTCATTTACACAAGCTCGAATCAAACTCACACCTTGAAAAAGAATCCAATTTTGTTCCCCTTGAGGTTTTGCCTTAAATTCAGATTCTGAAATTTTAATCTCAAATCCATTTCTCATCATCACATCTCCTATTTCCCAATCTGAGGTTCTTGGAGCCCAGTTTCCCTGTGAACCCCTCTGAGTAAGTTTGAAGGAAGCTTTGCTGGTGCTCCCTTACCACCACCTTGCTTTCCCTTCCCTTGAAGCTTCTGCATCACCTGAGCAATTCGCTGCATGACATTTTGACTGTTTGGGTCACCCTGAAGGGCTGCTACAATTGCCTCCATTGGGATCATCTGGCTCTTAGATTCCATCCTCTCCATAATCTCCTCTCTCTGTTGAAATTCAATTGCCTCGAGAAGGGCTTCTTGATCAATCGCTCCCATCTGGAATAGCTGAGTTGCAATCAACCCTTTCTGCCATTTGGTCATTGCAAGGGAGGAGGCAGGGACAACCCTAAACTGATAATCTTGAAATATTCCCAATCCTCGACTATCAGCTTTAACTGCCTGCCTAATTACCTCTCTATCAAAAATATATTGTTGAAATCCTCCCTTTTCCCCAACCAGATTGAATATTCTATTTTCAGTATAATAAGCAAAGATGCGAGGAATGAGTTTCTGACCAATCCTTTGAATGAGGGATTCAATCTGTCTTGCTTTCAACCTAATAGTGGTCTGGGCCATGATCGCAAGGCTCTCAATGGCAACACCTGAGGTATTTCCAGTGAGGTAGGTGATACCATTTCTTCTTGCAATCCATGTCCCAGTTAAGGTTTGAGGGCACCAAACCTTTCCTTGATAGTGTTGTATCTCTCGGTGTTTTAAAAGAGTCCGCCATTTATTTTGATCTTCTCTTCGACAACTTACTTTATTAATAATGCCATAGTAAGATTTCTTATGAGATTCCACTCGTAGATCAGCCTTTCCTTCTCTCTGATTTGTAGCCTTACCAAGTAATGTAGCTATCATCTGAAACTGATTACTTAATTCCACATCCGAAGAAAAATAAATATCCTGAGACTTTACATTGGTTGGATCAAACCGAGAACCATCACCTCTCAACATAGTATCATAGAGAAGTTCAAGTTGAGAGACTGAGAGGAGATTGATGAGATTATAAGTTAATTTTTTTTCAGGAAGCCATTCCATCAATAACCTTGCAGGTTCACCGTGGATAGTAAAGTCAATAACACCACTCCCTCGCTTATCCTCATACATAGAAAAATTAAATGGCGCCTGTTTTAAACACCTATAAATACGTTTACAATTATCCTCATTGCTCTTTCTCGATTGTGAAATAATAACTCGATATCTTAACTTTCCATTTTCTTTTCTTATTCCAATATTGAAACAACCTTCTGTAACAATCCACCCAACTAACTCAACAAAGGCATCATGGAGTTTTGGAAGGACAGCATCATCTACTAACCTTACTTTATTTGGAATAAAATGACCTGTATGAATATCTTTCATCTCCACACGGACATACCCTGGAACAGAAGTATTTCCAACACACCATCCATGATTAGGAGTGACAAGGCAATCCATCCTGTCCGTTTTAACAGAATACATCTCATCATCCCAGTCATAAATAGCCAGGCCAATCAAAGGAGACCACATTCCAACTTCTGTTCTTTGATCAAAGCAATAGATTTCATCTTTTTCTAAAAGTTCATTATACTTTTTCCAGCCTCTCTTTGTCAGACATTCCGTCTGCGGATCAACACAAACCTGCCCAGGGCGTCTCCCCTCTGTCACCTCCGTAATCCCTGAGAGTTTCTCCAATCCATTGATCATCATCTCTGCAGCTGACATGATGTAAGTAGGAAGTGAAGGAGGAGCATCTCTTCTCAACTGCTTACCTGGTCTCACCCTTACATGACTTCCAGGTTCATTACTCAGCTTCCTCCAACCTTCTTCTGTAAGAGCATCCCTATCTCCAATCCAAATCCCATTACTCATCAGGATGGCATTCTCAAGGATCGAAGCCAGCACCTTGTTGAACATAACCTGAGGATTTTCAAGCTGATCAATCTCATTTGTTCCATATGCTGAATCAACATTAAATCCCCATTCCATTCCATCGAAGGGGAGGTTGCCATCGAGATAAGGGTTGACTCCATCAGCAACAGGAACACCGCCAGCGATGAGGATATGTCTCCAATTTGGGAAGGCTAATCCTTCACCCTTCTTTGTAGTACGATCTCTCACCCACCAATCCCTTACGATTGAGCGTGGGATTACAGAAGTTTTCTGATTGGGAGAATCCTTATCAAATTGGAAGAGTTGTCTAAGCTTATGCACAAGAGAGTCGGGTTTTGTTGTGCCTGTTGAGATGTCTGCTTTGATATCATCCCTTCTCTCTTTGTAAGTTTCACAGAGAAGCTCTGTCGGCCTTACCGTCTCTAAACAACAATATTCTCCGTGCTGAAGGTTCCAGCTTCTCGTGACAAAGGGATCGAAGATGAAGCAACGAGGATCGATCACCACCAAATCAATATCCCCTTTTCCATAATCAAGGTTCTGATCAAAGCAAGTATTAAAAAGGGCGAACCCAAAGTATTCCTCAAGCATGACAAACTCGGTGATCTTTTGCTCAAAGTTCTTCTCCTCAAGGATACCTCCAATCGTCTTTTGAAGAAGGTCACAGATGGGGTCATCCTTAGCCTTACGAGAAGTGACAGAGATGGTTGGTCTGCTATCTGTAAGGAGAGCTGCTTTCCTTTCTACAATCTGTCCAAGGAAGTTCATAACAGCACTGATCTTATACTTTGGTCTCTTACTTGGCCAGGTCTCTCCTTTGATCACCTTGATTGCATTCTCCCAGTTCTTACTGGCAACAGCTCTGCTTGCTGCTCCTTCTACATAGAGAGAGTCAAGGTAGCGACTGAGTTTAGTCTCTTGTTCAGATAGAGCCATTACTTACCTCTTCCCTTCCTCTGCTGTCGGATCTTTTCTTCTTCCTGCCATTCTCTTTCCTCAACAGTTTCTTCAATCCCTTCTCCTTCCTCTCTCTCCATCTCAATCTCAAATCCCCTCACCACCTCACCATCTAACTCCTCTTCAATATCCTTGATTGCTTGCCCAAATGGGGTAAGAAGAGTATTATGAGTAAGATTTGGATTTTGAGGAAGAAGATCAGGAATTCTAAGTTGTTTCCTAATCTTTCCTCTTATAATCAGCAATCTCATCCATCGAATGAATAAGATGGTGGAAAGGATAGCTGAATAAAGAGAAAGGAATAAGAGAAAAGTCATCATGCTGTAACAGTCTCTCCTTTTTCTATTGCTTCAATCCTTCTTCTTAACTTAAGCTCATCAGCCTTCTTCTGATTGATCTCATCAATCTGTCTCTTCCTCGCCTTATTCCCACAATCAGGAGAACAAAACATTTCTCCATATCTCTGAGGTGTGAAAGGTCTTTTACATCCATCAAGAGTACCTTTTCCACAGATTGATGATCCACTTACCACCTCGATCTGTCTCCAGCTTGGATCAATCTCAGGTGCTTGCAGGTTGCCACTGCTATATTGGGAGAGGACAGATCCCAACACCAACTGCCATCTGGGAATTTTAAGGGTGATGTCTGCCAGTTCAAAAGCATAATCCCTCACAGATGGGACAAGCTGACGAAGGAGGAGAGATGCAGCATCATCAAGAGACCCTGAATAGGAGTCATTGATTGGGTTAAAGGGTTCAGGGCCAGAAGCTGTCTGTGGTTGCGAGGAGGGTGAGCTTGATGACTCCTGCATTCTCTCCTCTAAGCTTTCAATAACCTCACTGGGAAGAATAGTTTCTTTCTGTTTCATAATCGATCTCCTTTCCTTTCTGAGTTTAGGTCGCTTTTCGACCTATTCCAACTTTAATAATTCAACCAACTTCTATCTCCACTCTCGACCATTCCATCATCATCAAACACCCTTCCACTTATTAAATCCATATCCCTCTTAGTTGGATCATTCCTTTTCATCCTCTCAATCACCTTATCAATATTCTCCTGACTGGAAAGTTCTTGAATCTGTTCCTCTTGAAACTTTCCCAGTTGCTGAAGGAGACTTCCTGATTGATGGGTGTGTGCCAGTGTAAACACCCCAATCATATAAGCCATCACCAGGTCATCATGACAGTTGTAATCTGCTTCACCACTGTTTGTAAGGTTTCTGACAAAGGAAAGCATCTCATCGATGAGAGATTGAGAGTGAATGATAAGGATGTCTGCATTGAGACATGAGGCTGTATAACTACATAAAAGGGGCTTGGTTGCAATGCTGGTTTGCCATCCTAACTTTTCAGTCTCATAATGTTTGTATCTGTCAAAATATTGCCATCTGTAAATGTTCCAATAAATCTGTTTGATCTCATTCAGGGTGGTAAAACCATGATTGTTTGTTTCTGGGACGATCATTGCATCATTATACCATTTCGCCATTTCAACCAACTTACCACCAAATTGGACAGGGTCGATCCACCCTTTCCATTCAGCAACTTGTTCAATAAGAGGGTTGGTTTTTGGGACTTTAAGGACTTGAATTGTTGAAGGGTCTCCTCCCTCTAACCCTTCCCCAACATCTGCTGGAATCACATATTCAAACTCCTTTACTGGACGTTCCCAGATAGAAAGGGGACCATCTTCATTCTCCACAAACCCTACCCCAGAAATGTCTCCTCTTTCCTTTGGTTCACTACATCTATTTCTAAGCTCTAAAAGCTTCTTCTTCGAGAAATAAGGAGTCCCCTTAGCGATGAATGCTTCCTCATCATCACAAGGGTACTCTTGGTGAAACTTCTCAGTAGCATCTGTTTCAACAATTGAACAAAAATCAAGGATCTTTCCTCTTCTCCAGTTTAACTGTTCAAGAGTTGCTTTGAATTTTTGTTGGATGTATTTCTCTTCCTCATCCATCGTAGCGATGAAGGTTAGCCTATCATTAACATTTTGGAAAGGAGTTAAATAATCAGGAAATTCCAACCAGGAAAAGAAGATGGGATAAAATTTAGAGAGTTTTCTTTGAGATTTAAGGGAGAGTTTTGCTTTCTGCCAGTGTTCATAGAAGTAACCAGATCGACCATTTCCTGTCGTTTCATTTACAATAATGGTGCCAGGGAGGTCTTGAATGGAAGGGACTGTTGAAGTAATAAGGATCTCAGCATTTTCCCAAAATGCAACTTCAGAATTGTGTCCAATTGCATAACCACCACTTCGAGAGGCTGTAACAGTATTTGCTGAGAATACTTCAATTGCTGATCGTAATCCTGGATTAATAAAACCAGCTTTTTCATTTGGATTCTCGAAAACTAATTCTGTCTTATTTGAATATTTTTTCATCGGGCGAAAGGCAGGAGGAAGTTCTTTCCAGAATAATTTACTCATGTCAAAAATTTTAGAGAGGGAAGGTTTATCATGGGTGATGATGAAAGCTCCTGTATTGGGAATTGTAACTGTTTGATGAAAAAGTCTTCCCTCAACATAAGTTGAAAGCCCTTCTCGTCTTGCTTTAAGGATGTCAATCCTAACCATCCCTGTAGTACGGAGTTGCCACTCCCAGACCTTATGTAATTTTTGTTGGATTGGGTTGAAGATGAAAGGGACGACCTGCCTTCTCTCAGTTTTGATCTTGAGTAGGTTGGGGGCATAATAATCAAAATATTTCAATCTGGTGATGTCGATCAAGTTTTCTCTCCTCCTGCTCGAGCGAGAGTTTCTTCAATTTTAACAGGTGGGTTGAAGATGTCATCTTCCACTTCACTCTCTCCAAAAAGGATATCTTCTTCATTCCCTAATTCTAACTCAGAGGAAGGAGGATAGTCTCCTGCGAGTAAGGTATCAATCTCAATAGGATCAATCTCCTGAGGTTGAGGGTGAGTCACAGTCCTAATACTTTCCTCAATCGTCACTCTTTTCAATCTCTCTTCGTAGCTCAGCCCACTTTCATTTAAATCACCATTCCCATTTGATGGCTGTCCTGGTCGAAGGAGGCGAGATGCAAGCACCGTCATTGTTGTTGCAGCTTTCAGCTTCTGCTCAATTGTATGAGTCCCTGGCTGTGACTCTAACACCTCCTTCTGAAACTTCACTCCTAACTCAGCCGCATCGAGAAAGTTATCTTGAATACTGTAAAGCTTCTCCTCTCTCTTTGCCATCATCTTATTCAATTCAATCTGAAAGAGGGGGGAGTGCTTGATGATAGAGAAGCGATTTTGAGAGATTCCCATATCCTCATAGATCGTCTTATCCTTCTCTCCTCTCAGCAACCTAAGCATCATCTCTCTATGTCTCGGAGTCAACTTTTGCAGTTCGTTTGAAGGCATGAATGTTTAGACCTCTCCCTTTTCTACCCCCACTATAACATAATAAAGGCACTTGTCAAGTGTTATTTTTAGAAAGAAGGGGATAGGGAAGGGGGGAGGCGAAGAAAGAGTGTAAACCTTATCACTTTCTATCACAAAATAGCTAAGGTTAGCCATTCTTACATCACAGGTCATAGGCCAAAAAATTTATGGATGAGGTCTGTTTCTGTTTTTTCGCCCCTAAACTTGCCACCTTGGTACTATAGAGGTATGTTTGGGAGTGCAAGTAGCAGATGGGATGTTTGGAAGAGACAACAGGGTGGGTTGAAGGAATGAAAGAATGAAGGAACAAAAAAGGGAAGTCTAAATTAGCACTCCCCTTGTTTAATATGTTAAACTTTTTGTTTAAAAGTCTGTTACAATTAATTCTTTCTGTTCTATGCCTTGCTTAAACTTTGGAAAGCCTTCTGTTTCATTCCAACACTTTTGACAGAGGTCAACTTTTGTGTTGTCTTTAACATACTGAATAGTCTTAATAGGCTTTACTGTAGCACCGCAAAGTGAACATCCATAAATCTTTTTCAATCCTGCCCAAATGTCCATTGTAAAAACTCCTTTCCTTCGATGTTGTATTGAAGAGACAAATGTTTAGGGATTGCTTGTTTACATGGCTTGAAGCTTCTTTAAGTAACCAGCCATGAATTTCTTCTCGTCAAGAGTTAGCTTAACATCGGCATTGACTTTCTTTCTTAAAGCCATAAATTGTTTGTCTTCGGAGTTAAGTCCGCTTCCACCAATTTGTTCGGCGTCCCAAGAGATCCGTTTTCCCTTAATGTAATTGGAATGGACTTCTTCAAATCCCAATTTGTCAAGTGCTTCCTTTGTTAAAGGAAGAGACAGGTCGCCTAAGACAATTTTAACATTATTGCTACGTTTGAAGAGACGACGTTCAACATACATTTGGCCATCATCCTTGACAACTCCCCGTTTCAAATTCAAACCCCCATCATCGTCAAGTTTCAAATTGGGAAAATCCTTGTCTGTCAAAGTCAACAGATTTTTCATAGAACCCTCATTCATTTCAATTTCCACATCTGCGATTTTCTTGCTTGCTTTTTCCATTTTCCTTTCCTTCCATTTTAGAATTTGTGTTTTGGCCAGACTTTGAATGTTTCATTTCTCATACAAGAAATTTTCAAGGTCTGCGCTATTCAATTATGCTTTCAATGTATCATATTCTAAAATGCTTGTCAAGTCTTTTTTTGGGATGAGATAAGTTTTTCTTTTCACAAACTTGAGCCAATTTTTGTCACCTTGTATCAGCTTTCATCCCCTCTTCTTCCAACAGGTAAGATTGCAAGGGGAAATCAGGTGAGAAAAGGGATGAGTATAGGTCGAATAGGGTAAAGAGAGATGGTAAGCCCCTTTTACTATTCTAAACTTTCTATAATAACTCATTGAATTTAAAAGGGAATTACTATTTTTACCTTACTTACTTACTTACTGCCCCCTTTCCCTTTTCCCCTTCTCTCTTTTCTTAATTCCTACTATTCCTACTGTTTTACTTCTTCTATCTCTTATCTTATTATATATATTATTTATATATATATAGATGAGAGAAGAAGAAGGATCAGAAGAGGATGAGAGGATGAGTATAGGTCGGGATTCGACCTATACAAAAATAGAAGGGGAAGGGAGAAGAAGGAAGGAAGGGGGGGGAGAGATGGTAAGTAAGTAAGGTAAAAAAATACTTTTCCTCAATGATTTCAAGTATTTAAGTTAGAAAGTTTAGAAAGATGAAAAGACAAGAAAGATAATAAATCATTTTTCTTTAATAATTTCAATTAGTTATAACAATAATTAACAAATAACTTGACAAGTTTTAAAGATTGTGTTATACTTTAGTTATATTACTCATAGAAGGGAGTCTTATTATGATAAAGATGAATAAAACAGAATTAACAGTTGCAGAGAAGTATAGGAAAGAAGGGTTCACGGTGATAAAACCCTCATGGCCAGATCTTTTTGCAGTGAAGGAAGGAAAGATCATCTTGATTGAAGTGAAGGATTGTAGGGATGAACTGTCTGGAAGTCAGATTAAAAGTTTTGAGGTCTTAGAAAAGGCAGGGTTGGAGGTAAGATGTGCAAAGTTTATAACAGCTTCACTTGAAACATTCAATGATCTTTTATTTGATGATAAGATTATAAGTTTAGTCAGGAAAAAGTATATTCATTGGAGACACAGTAGGATTGTTGAGAAGAAAACAGTTTTGGTCAAAAAAGAGGAAAAGGATAAATGGGAGGGTTTTCTTAAACCAACCAAATCCGACATTACATTAAAAGATCAAGATTTCACAGAGGAAGAAGATGAAGAAATTGATAACTGGTTACATATATTCCCAAAATCTCCTCCCAACCAAGAGGAAGAGGAAGGATCGAAATAAATTGTTTCCTTTTCAATACAATTTTAATTATTTTTGGAAATCTTCTAAGTCTTTGAAAGTATAGGCATTTTCAATGCATTTTTTTCTTGACATTCCTTTTTCTTTGTGCTATATTTAAGGTGTCAAGATGGAAAAATAAGCCAGTTAGGAAAGGTGGTGAATAAGATGACAAAGTTAGAACTTCAAGAAGAACTTAAACTGTTTGATGATTCAATTGAAATCTATATTCATGGTGAAAGTGGAATACATCCACTTCTTCTGGAGGTAGAATACCACCAAAAAGAAGGTACTGGCTTTTTGGTCTTTGTCTCTGCTCAATCATGGTCGATTAAAGATGAATGATTTTGAATAGAAGGAGACACAGATGAAAGACTACACCATCTCTGGACCACCCCCTCACATCTCAACTCGCCTACCTTACATTAAAGAGTTTCAACGTCATGGTCACAAGGTTGATAAGAAGTTATTATATGAATGTGCTTACTATCCAAGACAGGGATGTGAATACTGCAGATGGGACTGGCCATATCCCAAATGCTCATTTGCACACATCCTTGTAGATACAAGAGGGGCAGGGGTGAGAGGATGGAAGGCAGATCCTTCGACAAGGAGACAATCTAAGGGTAAGGGAAAGAAACAAACAAAAAAAGAGAAGTTTTGGGAGAGTTTGCCAATAGAGTTACAAGAAGAATTAAAACAGATGATGGAAGGGGGGTGAGATAGTATGCAGAACATCAATCTGGTTGTAGTTAAGGAGAATGATGGGAGTGAGAATCTTATCATTACTATCAATCTGACAAAGGAATTTGATCGTTCAAAATCAGGGAAGTCAGCAATCATCGCAACCACAGCAGGGAATGTTTCAATCCCAGATCATTCAGACATCCATTTAGGGTTGAACCTTTACAGAAAATAAGAAAGGAGGGAGAAAGATGGGATTCAAACTTGGAGTTAAGACAGCAGGTGACACCGAATTTATCTCTAATGCACTCTGTTTTGAGACAGAGAAAGAGGCAGAGGATTATGGGAACGATCTCTCCTCAAGGTGGATGGCAGTGAAGGAGACAAAGGTGCTTCCATCAGAGGAGACAGTTAATTATAGATTCACCAATGGAAGAGCAGAAAGGCTTCCAGATTGAGGAAGTTAAGATGAAACCAAAAAGGATAGGATGGAAGGGGGGGTGAAATCATGTATACAGAAACCAATTTCAAGACCAAGAAGGCTCTTAAAGAGGCTGTCCAAAAAGGAGATAAAGTTAGACTTTATGCTCCAGGATTAGGACAGCCACAAGAAAATGGAAGAGAATTTGTGGAAGGTCCACACTATCCAGCACCTCACACATGGTACGCACAGGTTGAGATGAAGGATGGGGTTGTTGTCTCTGTTAAGTAGGAGGTAAGATGAAAAAGCAGATTGGTTGGGGGGTGAGATTAATGTCAATCGATGATTATTTTAGAAGAATTCGAGATATTGCTCAGAACTATTTAGATTCAACTTATCCTGCTGCACCTGATCCAGACCTTATAATGGAAGCGATTGCAACAGTAATAGATTTATATAATAATGATGAAGAGAAAGGATAAGATGAAACCCAAAACCATCGGATGGAAGTACCAACATGAAGACCTTTATACAGCGTCATTGATACTGACAGAGAAGAAAGAGAGAGTTACAATAGAAGTCACCATCGAACCTCTCAAACCTTGGAGACCTGTGGAGAAGGTGAGTGAGAAGGTGGTGAGGAGGAGGAGAGATGGGTCACATCACTGATGTTAAAAATATGATTGCAGGTTTAATCAGGTGTCCCAGATGTCATCAATGGGTGGAAGCAAGATACATAATTTGGGATGAAGGGATAGCAGAATGTTGTATTTACTGTGATTAAAATTGAAAGGAGGTTAATATGTCAACCAGAAAAATGCTTTTACCCTATGAAAAAAGATTTACTTTACTATATCTTTTTATTCACCGACAAGCATCCCTTAATGTTATATCGAAATTTGAGGCTGTTCAAATGTTAAGTGTGCTTTGCCCGATCTGTTCTGCAAGAAATACTACTTGCAATTCAGATTTTAGATTCTTGGAGGAAGGAGAGGAGATCAAAGATGGATCGCTTTAAAGACTGTCCCAATCCTAAGTGTAAAGGGAGACAGAGTATGATTGTCTCAATCAGAGGATGGCTGTGCATCCTTTGCTTTCTTCTGATCCCATTTGAGAAAGGAGAGGAGGTGAATCATAATGTTTAAAGTAGTTGAGAGAACGACTTGGTTTTGTGTTGGGTTGACAGTTGCATTTGCCCTCATCTGGATTCTTGGGAGGTGAATATGAAACAACTCTCTTTGATAAGTTATGAATATCCCAATCTGATTAAGGTCAAGGTTGGAGGGGTTGATTACACCTATTACAGCTCACATTTCTGGTGTCAGAAGTTTCTCTCTGCTTATACTCAGGGAGGGAGATTTAACTCACTCAACTGGTTTAAGAGGGTGAGTAAGGTGGTAAGGAAGGAAACAAAAGGAAATGAAAACTGAAGTAAAACAAGAGTTTTGTCTTTCTTGTAAAGATCATCCTTGTGAAGAGATTGAAGATGAGGATACGTTGATCTTAGGATGTGATTATAAGAGGGAGATATAAAGATGTCAAAAAGAGATTATACAAGTGTTACATTTGAAATAGAAAAAGAAGCCATGATTCCATTGGATATTATACCTATTTGTCCAATTTGTAAAAAACAATTTTTATCTAATTCAAAATCTCGTAAATATTGCTCACCCAAATGTGCAGAAAAGGCAACTAAAAAAGTTAGAGATGGTTTCATTCCTACTTTTTTAATTTTTGCAAGAGATGGATTCCGATGTCATTATTGTGGAAAGTCACCACATACAGATCCAAATGTTTCCCTTATTGTTGATCACATCATTCCTCTTAGCAAAGGAGGAACTTCAACAGAAGAGAATCTAATTTCTTGTTGCCATCAATGTAATGCAGAAAAAGGGCATCTTTTGTTAGAGCCAAAGATTGTTGAATTTTTAAAACATTAATAAAAGGAAATGGCTAAAGTTATCATTCTTAAAAAACCTTTTAACTTATTGAAATTAAAGGGAAATCTTACACATTTTTTTCTTGACAAAAGGAATAAGTCCATGTTAATATTAAAGTTATAAATGGCGGACTTTATCATTTATTATCCTACTTTGATCTGAGAGGGATGACAAGATTAAAGACCATACGAGAATGATTATTGTACGGTGGTAATCAATCTCAGCGTCACTCTTCACATTCCTCTCAGGTCTGTTTTGCTGAGTAAAGGTCACACTTCGACCTATAGATTGGTTGCAGGTGAGTATGCAATCCAATCTAAGGTTCCATATGGTTGTAACACACTTGTCACAGGATGGAGGGGAAATGAAACTGAAAAAGATCACAGCATACACCCAGACTGATGGACCAGCAGGGGTGGTTATTACGATCATTCCTTCTGGGTGCAAAGGGGTTTGGATCTGGGCATCAGAGGATCATGGATACAATCTTGGTATTGCTTATCCAGATAGTGATGGAAATCAAGCGATAATTGAAGCAGTTAAGGAGGCTGAGATAGATGGATAAACCAAAGAAGGTGAGAATTCAACCAGGTGATTATGACCTTGCCCTTAAAAAGTTAAGGATAAGGTATGATGGGAAAGCTGTTCTCTATTATGTAATTACAACAGGAGAGATGAAAGGGACAATGATGAAGACCATTCTGCAGAGGAAACCAACCACCAGTCAGAAGGGGAATCCAAAATGAATCAAAGATATAAATGGTGGGTAATTAAGATGAAAATTAAGATGTGGCTAATCAAGCTTAAGTATTGGGGGATTGGTTTTTTAATAGTAATTATCATTATTGGCTTTCTCACTCTCTGGGTTATTGTTTCCTATAAAGTTGTCTCTGCCGTAAGTCAGGTAGGAATTAAAACAATTGCAGAAAGAGTCTGGTATGGAGAGAAAGGGAATCCTAAATAAATATCTCAAGGAAAGGAGATTATTATGTGCTTAGATAAGGTTGATCCAACTCCATCTATTAATACTGACATTGGTTATAAGTTGGTAGCAGTAAAGGGTGAAGGAGAGAAGAGAAGATATTTCTGCTGGGATTGCACGCATAGACAATGGATGGTAGAATATCTAAAAGACTGTTGGATTAAAGATCAATCAAATGAAACAATTGGTAGGGGGGATAAATATACAACAGGATTCCACTGTGCTTTAAATAAGGAACCAATCCTTAGATGGCTTCAAATGAATAGTTCAGAAGAATCTACCAAATATAGTCTTGTTTGTATAAAGGTCCAATTTAAAGATGTTGTTGCTACAGGTGATGATTTCTTTGGTCGAATAGCAGTAGCAAGAGAGATCAAAAATCTGGGGGAGATTGGGTTGGAGGAGACTCCAAAATGACCTTACAGGAAGTCATCTTAGAGATGAGCAATCACTTTTTGGTTAATTTTAGATGCTCAGAATGTTCAACAATCTTTATGACCTTGAAAGATTCACAGTTGGAATTCATTAGACCATGCTCCTGCCTCAATCTTGAAGGAGAGATTGAAGTTGAGGATGAAAGGTGGGTTGGGGGAAATTGTGGTGCGTTGGTTACAATTAAACAGAAAGATGTAAGGGAATTGGTTAGTGAATCAGGAACTTAAAAAAGGATGTCTCATCTTTCTCATCACCCCTCTCGCAGACCTTCTCTATGTTGTGAAAGAGGTGGGTGAGAAAGAGGTGATCGCAAAGAAGTTAGATGCCCCTCCCAAACAGTGGGAGAAGCTTCCTCTTTCAGACTGTGTCAAACTCGCAGATGAACAGGAGAAACTTCTCCCATCCCTCCTTATTCAGGTGGTTAATGAACAGAGACAAATCGTATTTGCACAGCCAAAGAGAAAGAAGAAGTCTCTTGATGCGTTGCTGAAAGGTCGCAGTAAAGAGACACTGGAGGAGATGTTTAATATATTATCGGAGGCAGGTCTGGCAGAAGGAAAGGAAGATTAACTATGGAGGATGACTCTAAATACTGCCCTCTTTGTGGTGCTCATGAATTTGAATGGCATGAGGGTGAAGCTGATAAGGAAACAACTTCAGAGTTTAAAAAAGAGATTGAAGAACTTTATGGAAAGATGAAAGAGGGATGGTTGGCAGAGGAGGAAAGATGAAACATACACCACTACCTTGGTTTATTGGAAGTTGGGAAGGTAGATGTCATATCAAATCACATGAGATGCATCATCCAGGACCACCAGAATGCCAGTATGATTACGAACTGTTTCATGGAGAATACTGTGATCAATTTGTAAGTGCAGGAAGTAAAGATAACCCAATTACTGTTATTGGATCAGATGAGACTGGTGCTATCCTCTCAGAAGAAGATGCTGAATTTATTGTTAAGGCTGTCAATAATTATAAGGAGGAAGAATGAATCAAGTTGCTATTGGGTTAGAATCAAAGACCTGGGATAATTATGCTCTTGACTGCTACCGTAACTGCGAGGAATACTACCACTATCGAATAGCTAAACAGATCATCAAAGCAGGTGATATTAAGGTCGCAGCTGACTTTGGCTCTTGCATCCATCAATCACTGGAACATTACTATAAGGAAGGGATGACCGACCAAGCTATTGTAGAAGCTCTTGAGATATTCACCAACAACTACAAACATGATATGGATGAGAAGAGAACGGTTGGGAAAGGGTTGGAGATACTTTCAAACTACTTTCTTAGATATCGTCATGAGCCTTTTAACGTAATTGATCCAGAAGTTGGTGGTGCCTGTGAGATTGGAGAGTACCTTTATACTGTTAGATTAGATTTAGTTGTTGAATGGGCAAACCCAAAAGGGGTTTATGGATTTGATCATAAGACTACCTCTTCCCTTCACCGCCTACTCGTTAAACCAAACAATCAGATCACTGGGTACATCTACTATCTCAATCAAGTCTATGAGAATATCCTGGGATATATGATCAATGGGATTGGGGTGTATGCTACGGATGAAGAGATTGATAAATCGGTGCCAAAGGTTATGGGAAAGTCAGGAAAGCTGGTGTATGCAAAGAAACAGAGAGAGACTTTTGTCAGGATGCCAACCTCTCGGTCACCAATCGAATTGGAACAGTGGAAGAAGGAAGTGTTGCAGACAATTCATCAGATTGAGGATTCCACCTCTCGCAACATATGGGTGAAACATAGTCCTCACTATTGTACAGCATACAGGGGGAAATGTCAGTATCTCGACCTTTGCCTTGCACAAGATCCAGAGAGCATATTGCAACCTCTCCTGGCAGCAGGGATTTATGAGGTAAAGGCATGGGTGCCCTACGTTGGAGTGGGGGAGGAGAAGGAGGAGGATGAATGATAATTAAATTAAGGGATGAAAGAAGAGGTCCTCACATCCATACAAGAGTCTTTATAGGTGAGGATGAAGATCATCTTAAACTAACAGGAACTCTAATCATGGATGTTGGAGAATGGCAACTGTTTGGGGCTGCTCTCTTAATGGGGGCACAACAGACCAAGGGGAATCTGATTGTTCAGCACCCAGATGATCAAAAGATTGTGGAGGTACAAGATGACTGATATGACCAAGAGACGTAGAGAGATGTGGATCGATCTCGTTACTACCTTCATTGGGGAGGAATGTATAAAGGATGTCATGGCACATCCATCTGAACCAGGGCATGAGATGCAAACTGGGGATGTCATTCTGGGAGATACCCTCAGTGAGGAAGAGAGATTCCTCTACCAACTCATCCCAACAGATAAGAATTGTACGAAGGTGTTGGCATCATCATGCCCATCGATAATAATGCTCTGGGATCTCTGGTGGAATCTGGTTGCGATCAACCATCATATCTTTGGGTCACTGGGGGTGAGGAAGGGATGGATGTTAGTGCAGCCAAAACAAAAGAATACCCTCGATGAGTTTGCAGAGGAGTTGAGACGGTCATTGGGATTGGAAGAGGGAAAGGTGATGGAAGGAAGGTTTGAATTCAAAGATCCCAACTCAGAGAAGCCTTTTCTTAGTTAGGAAGGAGAAAGAGATGAAATACCTAAGAACGATCATCAAGTTTGAAGGTGATTTTAAGACGACCCTTGCAAGAATGATCAAGGAATTTCTCACTAAAGACTTTCTTGCTCATGAACCAACAGGGAAAAAGAAATCAGTTTATTGGACAGACTCCCATGAGTTGACGGTGATCCATAAGGAGGGAAGGAAGAAAGGAGAAAGCAAATGACATTTAAAGAGGCAAAGGATGAGTTAAAGAAGTTAGCAAAAGGAAAGTATCATGCAATCAGATACGAACTGGTAGAATATTCATCTGGAAAAATAGAGACTGAATGTTGGATTTATATAGATCCAAGAATCTCGGTCTCCACAACTAACTGGAAAGATGCCTTAACAAAAATGGAAATGATCTTAGAACCATTAAAAGCAGATCCATCAGAGATACCAGGAGAGGAGTTGGAAGATGCCCCTCTATGATTGGGAATGTGAAAGTTGTCATCATCAATTTGAAGAAGTTACATCATCAACAGAAACAGTATGCCAATGCCCAAACTGTGGGATGGGTGCGTTTAAGATCATAACCAAGATACCCCTCATGTCATACTCAAACAGACCAAAGGAAAGACCTTGGGGATCTGCACATTGGCGATCAGATAAGAAGAAAGGAGGAGAGAAATGAAAAAGACAATTAAACAGTTAGAGGATCAAATTGCTTATTTAAAAACACAAGCATTTATAGCAGAGCAAGAGATGGTAAAACTTAAAGCAGTAAATGATGCTTACAAAATAATCAGTCAGTACATCCCTGCTACTACAATTGCTCTTGAAAGAATCACAGATGCGGTAGCTCATGTTCTTGCTGATCTATCAAGACATTGGGAGGTAAAAAGATGAGTAAAAAAAATATAGTTCTGATTGGTGAGCCAGGAGGTGGCAAAACCACAAGTTTTGAGACATTATCAGGAGGTCTAATAGATTTCAATTTTGACTCTGGGGGTTGGAAATGTTTAGAGAGGGAAGGAGATGCCTTACTCAAAGCACAGAAAGTTGGAAGGAGACCGAAGAAGCTTAAACATTACAAAACATCCAGAGAGTGGTTTGCACAGAAGGATGACATCTTGAAGAAGGATGAGATTTTGGTTATTGACTACTCTGAATATGCAACCCCTCTCAACGTTGGAATGCTTACCTCTTTTGATTCTAAAATCTTCTTTGATTTTGCACAGGACATTAATGATATGGAAAGTAAGGTGGCAGCGTATAAGGAGAGAGGGGTGTGCCACTTTGCAGCGGATTCCCTTACTGGGTTACAATGGTATGTTTTACACGGAGAGGTCAACCTTGCAGGACATACAGGGAAAGGAACCAGCCAATATACT